CTGGTCGACCTGCCAGTACAGCCCGCGGCGCATGGCCTTCGTGTTCTTGGCGAACGTATCGACGCCAGCACGAATGGACCGGCCAGCGCCCTCCGCAGTTGGGTTGCTGGACATGCTCCGCGCCAGGTCGTTCAGGCCCTTACCAATCTGCTCTCCCTGTTTCTCACCCGCCCGAGCCATCACGCCTCCAGCCGTCGGGCTGGAGCCCAAAAGGTTCTCGAAGCCCTGCCTGAAACGGCTGCCAGTACCTTGCCCAACAGTGGGCGACGCCCCTCCGAGCGTGTCGAAGTCTCGAATGGCAGCCTCCAGGCTGACCCGGTTGCTTTCGCCGCCGCGCACGATGCCCCGCGCAGCGGCAGGGACCCCCGAAGTAATAGCGGAAGGGCCGAGACCGCCCAGTACCCCGGCTGCGATCTGCGCGCCGGCACCGCCGCCAGACTCGCGCGTAGCGCTACTGGCGCCAGCTCCGCTTGCCGCGCTCAACGTCTGCAGCACCGGCTGGGCGGTAAGTAGGTCTGCAGCACGCTGACCGAGCGTTGGAGCATTCCCGGCCACCTGCTGCAGCGCGCCACCGCCCGTCGCACGCGCAGGGTTGATGAGCGCCGCTTGGCCCGAAGCCAGCGAAGCCGCCGGCCGGCCCGCGTTTAGCGCCGCGCCGGCGCCCAACGTCAGGCCGGTGCCGGTCAACGCCTCACCGATGTCACCCAGCACTCGGTCGCCGCTGGTCTGCGCCGTGGGCAGGCCCAGCGTATCGGCCAGTGCGCCGAGCTCGTCCCGGTACGGTCGGGCCTCCTGAGCGCCAACCGCGCGCGCGATGGGATTCACCACATAGTTGTTGAATGCGTCACCGCCAAGCGCGCCAAGCAGGCTGCCGGCGCCTTGCAGCACAGACCTTGCGCTGAAAGCAGCGTCGCGCAGCGGCCCTGCCCTCCAGCCGTCCGCCTGCCGGCCATCGGCGGTGCTGGAAACGCTGCCGGTAACCTCGGAGAAGTCCGGCGGTAGGGCCTGGACCGTGCCGAGCGTCGGGATGTCCTGATACTCCGTCCAAGGCCCAACCTCCTCCGCTGGCTGTGGCGCGCGCGGCGCCGGCTTGGCCTGCAGTTGCTGATACTCTTCCCACGGCAGCGGACCGGCCATCAGATCTTCTCCCACGCGTTACGGTCGGCGGGGTTGCCGCCACGGAAGCGGTAGCCATTGCGCACGGTTCCTGGCGTCGGGGCGCCTTGGGCCGGCATGCCAGGGCCACGAGAAGCAGGCGGATCGCCGAGCGTCCCACCAAAGCTCCTCGGTTCAACACCAGGCGTGCTGGAGCGCCCGTAGTTTGCATTGATGATGTCCTGCTTGCGGGTCTGCAGCTCCACTGCCTGCCGGTTGAACTTGGCAAGCCTTGCGAGCGCGGCAGCCGCAGTCCTAGGATCATTGGCAGACATCAGCTCGTTTGCGGCGCGCTGTGCGTCACCCTCAGTCTGGACGCCCTTGTTGAGGCGCAGCGACTCGTTGACGATCTTGGTCAGGTCCGACTTCCATTCGTTCAGCGCCACGTCGCCTTCGGTAGCCATGCCCAGGCCAGTGCGTCCCCATGCGAGAGCGGCGTTCTGCGGGCTGATCTTCAGCGTGCCGTCGGCCAAGCGCGCAGCGTTCTTCTGGATGATGTCATTGAGGACGGCCGTGCCGCCCAAGGCGTCTTCCACGGCCAACAGGTCCTTCAACGCACCCACCGGCAGCGGCTTGCCGCTGTCCCCAAGCGTGCCGGCAGACTTGCCGCCAGGGTTCCACTGGCCGCTGCGCTCCAGGCCGAACTTCGCCGCGTCGATGCCGGCCGCCTGCCGGGTGCGTGCCGCGCTGGCGTTGTAGCTGTTGGCGCTGGCATAGGAGGCGGCCGCGCGCGCAGCGTCGGCAGCGATGCCGGCCCGGCCCTGCTCGGTGGTCGAGATCCCGCCGCCGCCCTCCTTGAAGCGGTTCTGCAGCAGGTTCTGGCCCTGCACCGCTCCCAGCTCCTGCGGGCCGTTGGCCACGGCCATGAGGTTTGCATTCGCGCCCTCCCAGTTTCCGCCCAACGCGGCATCGCGGGCGGAGCTGCGCGCAGCGGCACCGAGTACGTCGTTCAGCTGCCCGGCGTCGAATCGGTCGTTGGCCAGCAGCGCGATGCTGCCAAGAGTTGCGCGGGCGGTGTCGTCGCCGCCCAGCACGCCGCTGACCAGCTCCGGATTCACCAGCGCCCGCTGTTCGTTGATCTGGTTGGCCAGCACGGCCTTCGAACGCGCCTGACGGGCCTCCTGCAGCGCCCTTTCGACCTGGTAGTTCCGACCCAGCTGATCCGTGTAGGTATCGCGCGTGTTGCCGAACAGCGCGGCGCCGAGGGCCTGACCGGCCTGGTATGGATTGGCCATCAGGCATACCCCGTGGTGAGTGGATCGTAGGACCCGTAGAAGTTGGCGCCCATGCGCGGCGCAGAGGCGGCGAATCCACTGGCTCTGCCTCCGGCCATCGCGCCGCCTGCGGAAGTGGCGAGGCCGGCCAGCAGATCAACCTCGGGGCGACGGCGGATCTGCCGCAGGCGCAGCTGGTCGATGAACTGTTGGCCGCGGCTCGCGCGCGCCTCCATATCCAAGTCCGTTGCCAGCTTCCCGTACCCGAATGCCTCCTGCTGCCGCTGCAGCTGTGGCGCGTCGATGCGCGACATCAGGCCCGCAGTCGTGGCAGCGGCGTTGTCCGCGCCGGCGCGCGCGGCGCCGGCATCGGCCTGGAAGGTCGCGCCGCCGATCGGACTGTTCAAGCCCGACAGAGCCTGCCTCTGGCCGCGCTGCAGCTGCTGCATGTACTGCCCCAGCCGCTGGGCTCGGTCATCGGCTGCCGTGCTGGTCTCCAGCTGCGCGATCTCGTCGTTGACGCGGCGGTCAGCGTCCTGCTGCCGGCGCGACTGGTTCAGCAGGCCCTGCGCAGTCGCCTCGTCCTGTTTGCGCTCAACGCGCTGCGTTTCTGCTTGCTGCGCCGCCGTGCCGGCCAGAGCGATCGCGATGGGAATGAACTGGCCCATGAGTTACCCGCCGTATGCGGCACCGCCGCCGTAGAGGTTGAAATTCGCGTCCCGGTTAGCCTGGCGCCGTGCCGCTTCCTCCCGGCGGTTCTTCACGAACCCGCCGATGGTCGCGAACTGGTCGCCCAGCTGCTCGCCGAAGGCCTGAGACTTGGCGTTCTCGAAGTTGGAGCGCAGCCCGGCCGCCGCCTGCGATGCCGCCGTGGTCGCGTCCAGGCCAGACGTCGCCAGCTGGATGAGGCGCGCGCGCGCGTCCTGATCGGCCGCTTCCAGCTGTGCGCCGGCGCCCTGTGCCCTGCCCTCGACGTTGATCAAGCCGCGGTTGTACTCGTCGGTAAGCCTGCGGTTCTGGTCGACGTTGACGCTGCCGCCGGACAGGCCACCGCGCGCCAGCGAGAACTTCAGCTCGCGCGCCGCATCGGTGTTCTGCCGGTTGAGGTCTTCCATCAGCTTGGAACGGGTGGCCGACACGAAATCAGCGATGTCCCTGGCCCGGCGCGGGTTGTCGAATACCTGGTTGATGCGGCCCTGAGCCTCCCGGATCCGCTCCTGGCGTTCCATCTCCATGCGCGCGGCCACGTCCGCAGCCGACTCGCCCTGCTTGGCCGTCTTGGTCAGGCCCAGCGGATCGAGGAACTTGCTGGCACCGGACTTCTGGATCAGGCCAGTCGGGTCTGCCCAATTGCCCTTGCCGATATTGCCGCCGCCGGCCATCAGCCTGCCTCCTTGATACGTGCGAACAGGACCGCGTCGTCGCCATTGGCGCAGTAGCGGCTCAGGGTGGCTTCACGGTGGTAGCCCAGCGAACGCTCGTACCACTCGAACGTCTTGTCGCGGCCGGCCTGGCCGTAGAGCTGCAGGCGGTGCACGTTCGGCTCGGCCAGCATCCGATCGTTGAGCCTGCGCGTGATCTTGGTGATGGCCCGCCAATGCTTCTCCCAGCCGGCCATCGTGCCCAGCTGCCAGCCCTCCCACACGCCAGGTCGGACCTGCCAGAAACCGCCGGCAACCACAGGCACGCCGTCGGCCAGCAGGACGAACTTCGGCCCGTGCACGGCGGCCATCTTCAGGATCGCCTGCTGCGGGTCGTACTCGGCCGCGCCGGTCATGGCCAAGTCCTGCGCGATCTCGTCCGGGCGCATGTTCCTCGCGAGGTAGGCCAGATCCTCGATCAGGACTTCGCCGGAGGCGGTGACGGTCATGGCCCGTTGCCCAGGTCGAAGAAGCTCAGCGACGCCTGCGTCAGCGCCCACTTCTTGCCCGGCGCGAAGTCCACGCGCAGGCTGAAGGTCGGCGCCGACATCGGGAACGGGATCACCCCGCCCGGCAGCGTGTCGGGATCGACCGTGTACGGCTCGGTGAACGCGGCAAGGTTCCGCTGGTCGTAGCCGATGCTGATGCTGGGCGTGCCCTGGCTCACGATGTCGAAACCCTCCATCATCTTGGTGACGCTCGGCGTCCCGAAGTCCAGCCACGGCCACCAGACCGTGCCACCGAACGGGATCGACTCGCCGCCAACGTCGTCGCCCAAGGCAAAGTCGCTGACCGCGCTGATTTCGTCCCCGTGCCGGATGTAGAGATCATTCCCCAGCTGCGCGAAGGCATCCACGGAGAATGGGAACAGGTAGCGGCTCCAAGCACCCTGCTTGCCCGAGCGCATCGTGTAGACGAACACTGTCGACTGCATCACGCACCTCCGAAGCCGAACTGGAGCCGGCCGCCCGTGGACATGCAGAGCGTGGCCAGGCCGCCGCAGGGGGGATTGGCGCTCAGCAGGTACTCGGTCTGGTATCGGTCACGCTGCTGGCGGTAGTAGAGCGACCCGGCGCGCAGGTAGCCGAGAATCACGTCAGAATTGCTTGTCTGGGTCGGCCGCTTGTCGTCCAGCGTCAGGCGCGGGTTGATTGCTCCCGGGAATGAGGTGAACACCATGCCCGGCACCGAACTGTCGTACCACCACAGCCATGCCAAACCCGACTGCACGAACGCAATGGCTGGCTGCATGTTCTGGTCGAAGGCCAGCGCAACCGACGTGATGCCCGGCCGGATGAACGCCGGTTGCTCGCTGCCGCCGTCCGGGCCGAGATACACCACGTCGCCATCCACGCGCACGCGCCACAGCTTCACCCGCAGCCCCTGCGACGCATCGTTCAGCGCCACGCCGCCCATCTCGAAGTCGATCAGCGGCTGCAGCGTCGAATTGACCCGCTCGACGTTCGCCGCGGGCACCGGTGTGGTGGAGAGGCCGCCAGCGGGAATCATGGGGTGTAGCGCCCCCAAGTCATGCGAACGGTGAACGTGGCCTTGTAGGCGCTGGTTTTCGGAAGCTTGGGCGACAGGCCCCACGCCCATGCGCCGAACATTTGAGCGGCTGATTCTGACGATGCGAAGAACGCACCGATTCCTCCAGCAACATTGCCATCATTCAGGTCCAAGTCGAACCTGAAGGAGCGCTGGTAGCTGCCGGTCGAGTAAGCGAGACGTGTGATGATCCCGGCCGCTACAGGGCCCGACATTGCCGATGTCTGCGCCGGGAGCGTGGCCGCGACCGATGGCCCGTCGAACTCGTTGCCTACGGAGATGCGAGGACTGATCTCAGTTCCGATCCCGGTAGTCCATTTATTGTCGTAGGAAGCAGGAATAAGTGGCCGTGCCGTCCAGTCGTAGGTCACTCCGGCAATCGTCACCGTACCTGTGGCGTCTGTGAGGGTCGGATAGACCCGCAGCTCATACGTGACGTCCAGCACTTCATCAGCAAGCACCGTGATCGTGGTGGGGCTACCGCCACCGTCAAGAATGAGCGCTCGGCTGAACAGAGAACCTGAAACGGTGGCGGATACGCCGACCTCCGCCAATGTTCCGGTTGCAGTGCCGGCGGTGAAACGAATGGTGCTCCTCCGGAACGAGTAGAACGCGCCAGAGCGGTTTACGCCGGTCACGGCTGCTCCCTGCACCGTGTTGCTGGCCGCCACCTGGGATACGAGCGCCGTATCGGTGTTCGCCGGAGCCGTGTTGCCCGAGCCAACCCGGCAGTAGGTGGTGACGTAGGTGAGGCCGGTTGTGCCAAGAAGGTCAAGGCCTGCATTGGTGATGAGGTTCGGAAACCAGTCGGCGGCAATGCGACGGCTTCCAGGCACCTCCATTCCCTTAGCATCCACGCGGAACGCCTCGATCTTGTACCAACCGGCCACGCCGTTGTGCGCGTGTAGGACATTGTTCATGTGAGGGTGCCTCCTTCGACACTGGAAGACAGCCCGATGCCCTCGGGTGCCATGGTGGTGGTGATCAGAAGCTGCTGAAGGGTTCCGGCCACGACTGCGGATGCAATCGACACCGATTCCGGCGGTACCGTGTACCCAAGCAGTGTGTTTCGCAGCGTCCCGGCTTCAACGGCGCTGGCAAAGCTCATGGACTCGATCGCGGTGTAGTTCTGGAGTATTGGGCGGAATGTGCCGGCCTCCACCGCGGACGCGAGTGACACGGCCTCCACCGGCACGTCGTAGCTGTGATACACCTTGCGGAAGGTCGCCTCCACGACATCGGACGCGAGGCCAACCGCATCGATACCTCCGTCGACGGGATACAGGCGGGTCGTCAGGTACTTGAAGAAGCCGTCGCTGCCGGTTCGGTTCTCGGTCAGCTCTGCGGTGTCGCCCAGCGCGTCCGTGGCGCGCACCGTCCAGATGGCATCGCCGCCGTTGGCGATCTCGCCCGTGACCAGACCACTGCCATCCATCGACAGGCCGGCCGGCAGCTGACCATCCACGATCTCGATCTGGTACGGCGGCAGGCCCCCGGCGATTACGTAGGGATAGTTGATGGTGTCGCCGCAGCCAGCGGCTGGCAGCCGGCCATAGACACCCAGCACCGGCGGCGGGTAGTTCGGGAAGGCCAGTAGGTACTGGCCCGCGCCCGGGTAGTAGGTGGCCAGCGGCGGCGTGCCGTTGCGGTCGGCATAGAGCATCGCCTGCTGGACCAATGCGTCGATCGGCGCTCCGATGTCGCCGGACGCGAGGTTCTCGGCGGCGTTGGCGATCCCGACCGAGCGCACGCCCTGCTGGGATAGGTAGATCAGGTCGTTGGCCACCGGTGCGGCAGCCTTCTGCCAGATCGAGCCGATGCCGTCCATCTGGTCTAGGATCGCCATCGAAGCCGGATCCGGGTCCACCTGCCAGTTCTGGAAGCTGCTGGCGTTGAGCGCAACCAGATTGGCCCGGTACTGCTGCAGCACCGCCATGTTGTTCGCATTGGCCTGCTGCAGGCCGGTCGGCAGGTAGCCGGCGTCGTCAGCCGTGGACCAGTCCAGCGGGTTCGCAGTGGCGCTGTAGCGCACGATGTCCTTGTCCGCCGCGAACACCTTGCTGGCGACGATCGCCACCACCTTGGAGCGTGGGCACTTCTCGTCCTCCACGCGGCGGGACACGGCGCGCCAGTTGATCGAACCGTCCTGCACCATGGCACCGATGTCGGTCGGCCACACGGGCTCGGTGGCACCGCTCACGTAGCGCGGCGAGGCCGTCCACACCACGCGGCTGGTGGTCACGGCCTCCCAGATCACCTCGTTATCGATGACCTGCTGGCCGAGGATGCCCGGCCAGGCCGGCTCGCTGCTGCCCGAGGTGCCAGACTCAGCTTGCACCGCCTTGTAGACCAAGCCCTCCGGCAAACCCGCGCTGGCACCGCTGACGACGAGGTTGTCCCCGAAGATCTCGTGGTTGTGGTCGGCCACCGAGGTCAGGTGGATTGCGGCACGGGCATAGGCCGCAGAGGCCGGTGCCGTCGCGGTGACCGTGGACTGGTGCCATGCGCCGCCAGAGCCACTGTCGACCACGTTGCCCTTGTCCGTCTGCAGCAACGTGTTGAGCGAGTCATACCAGCGAATCTCGGTCCAGCCTGCCGTGGCGCCGGCTACTGACGCCCCCTGCTGGATCATCGAATTGGCAGTCAGCTGCCCGCCGACTGGCACGACGAGCTGCGCGTTGTTCAGGGCGACGCCGTCTGGCTTGTTGCCAGGCAGCTGGACGCAATTCGGGCTGCCGTAACCGTGCGACGTAGAGAGTGAAGCGTCGCCGGAGAATGTCCAGCCTGTGGTCCCTTGCTCGAAGTAGCCGTTGATGACCTGCGGGTTGTTCGGCGCCGGCTGGGTAATCGGCTGGACCAGATCGCCAGGCAGGTACAGGGTGCCGGGCTGCCAGACAGGAGCTGCCATTACTGCGCCTCCTGGTTGTTCATGTTGCGCCACGGGCTGTTCCCGCCGCTGCTGCCATAGCGGTCCGTCACATCCGGCGGCAGCTGGTTGCCGGACTGCTCTCCCGGGATCGGCGTCGGGTTGGCCACGTCGCTGTCTTCGAACACGGTTGCGCCCGGCGATGCCGGCCAGGACGGCTCGGTGGCGCCAGAACGGGGTGCCGGCCCGAACACGTCGGTGACCGTGTAGGAATAGCCGTTGTCGACGGTGGGAACGACCTTGTCTCCCAGCGCGCGCGCGACGTTGCGCACCCACACCTGGAACTGCTTGGTGCCGCTGTCGAGCTGGTAGGCGATGCCGTTGGGCGATGTGGGCGTCACCAACGAACCTGGCAGGTAGATTTTCCCCGGCTCCCACGTCGTTCCGCGCTGCAGCCAGTAGTGGAAGACGTCACCATTGACGAACTCGGGCACCACGTACAGGTAGCCGAGGAAAGGGCCGGCGAAGTGGATTTCCTTGATCGGCAGATCCGGGGTGTTCGGGTGCTTCAGCACCTCACACTCGACCACCGGTGTGCTGGCCGCGATGGTCTGCGGCTCATGGCTGAAGACGATCAGCTTGCCGTCGTAGGCGCACAGGCCCTTCGTGGCACCGGTGGGGAGCGTGTTCCTGTTCTTGGTGCCCGGCCGCGACCGCGGAACGCCGTCCTGATCGACGTAGCCGTTGACCAGGTCGTACAGGGTGTTCGGGTCTGCCCCGCCCTTCGTCCGGAGCCGGTTGATACCGCCCTTGGAGGCGTTGAGGGTGACAATGCGGCCGGTCACTGGAACGGCACCTCCGGGCGAGGCTGCACATAGACAATCTCACCTGCCGGCGGACCTGGCCTGTACCGCGCCGTGGCGTGGGTGCCCGCTACCAGATTGGTGATCATCACCTCCAACTGCTGGATGTAGGCCTGAGCGTCCGCCTGCCGGTAGTGCGCCTTGCCGTTGGCCAGCGCCAGCAGGAACACGATCTCGCTGTCGATCGTGGTCCGGTCCGTGTCCTCGGTGAACCGGTTGAGGTCGAACTTGCCCTTGATGACCAGATTGCCCAGCGTCTCGTCGGGCGCCGGCCAGATCTCGATGCAGTTGCGGAACTCGTAGCGCTGCGGCAAGCCGGTCAGCTCGCTGGT